GCAACATTGAAGATGTCCCTATTTTCAAGGACTCTTTGAAAGACGAAAGGGTGGCATTAGCGAAAGCTGATATCAACAACCCTGAAAAAGTGAAGACTAGGATCTTTTCAGCATCACCGCTGGTTTTTATGATCCTATTACGCCGTTATTACGGCGCCTTTTTTGGTCACCTGATTGTCAACCAAGTGCGTAACACCTGCACATCTGGTGTGAACCCCATGAGTGGAGATTGGCAACGACTTGCCGATTGGCTCCATGAGGTTTCACCAAACGTTGATGACGGAGATTATTCATCCTTCGACTCCACCCAACCATCAGGTTTCTTGCTACCTGTATATCAATCCATCCGGAATTGGTACCTGATGAATGGAGGATCTGGGGAAGATGATCTCGTTAGACAACGCCTTGCTGAATTCTGCATCCACGCATTTCACAGTGCAAAAGGTGTAGTCTACAGAACAGAAGGGAGTTTACCATCAGGCATGATTGGAACAACCGCTATCAATAGCGGAGTCAACCTAGTCGCCTTTTTCTACGCCTGGCGTAGAATTTACCCCCTTTCTTCAGTTGGAGATTTTCTCCAAAATGTCCGAACCCTCACCCATGGGGATGACGTCATGTTCTCAGTTAACTCTGCCTATCCTGGATTTACTTCCCGGAACATTGGAGCAATGTTAGCTGAGGTTGGAATGATTTTCACTCCAGCAGCCAAAGATGGAGTAGAGACTCATGCTCGCCCCATCGAGGAAGTGACCTTCCTCAAACGAGGATTCAAGCGAATGTTCGGAGTCTATAGGGCTCCACTCGCTACAGCATCCTCATTGGAGATGTGCAATTGGGTTACCAAATCAAGAGATCCCGTTATGGCCACGATAGATAATGTCACTACAGCCATGCGAGAGCTCGCGATTTCCGAACCTGACACAATGCTCCAACAACAACTTCAAGCCGCAGTAATGCGCAACACTGGTCGAATCGTTCCTATCATCTCTCCTACAGAGATGTGTAGATCTTTCTTTTCTTCCTTCTAAACCTTTCATATAATGATCTTATGTATTCTAGTTTCTTATCTTCTACAAAATATGTATTGCAGTATGAATTATAACCAAAATAGATTAACGTACCATCTTCATGGCTGTGTATGGTATGATTAGACAGCTTTCAACTATCAAGAACTATTAGAACAACTCAAAATCAATTACGCCGATAACCAATCCAGATCAACTGGAGCAGTAGCATCAATGCCTACCGCCGGGGAAGTCAACTCTCAAGTCGAAGATCCAGTGGGTCTAACCACATACATCGACGCCGAGGATAAAGTTGCCGACTCAGCAGTAGCATCCTTGACTACCGATTCCTCTGCTCTTTTAGCAGATGACCTTTCAGCGGAAAGTATCAGCCAAGTTGTGTGTAGGCCAGCCTTTATGAATAATATCACATGGTCTTCCTCCGATGCAGCAGATTCTGTACTTGCTTACTATGATTTGCCCCAAGCTCTTCCA